GCTGAGTATCCTGCTTCCATAGTAACTGCTGGCACTACGTGGCTAGGTGAAGAATTTGACTCAGCTCTTCTTAATGGAGCCTTGGTGCAAGCCTTAAGGTTTCAAAAAGGAGAGCCTGATACAGTGGCGCTTTACGAAAAGATGTATGTACAAGCTGTAGCGCTGTTACGTAATTTGGGTTCTGGGCGGCTAGAAACAGACACATATCGTTCAGGAGTAGTACGGGTTCCCCCTAACTAGGATAACTTATGATTGGTACAAAAGGCGGTGCAAAGATAGGAATAGCAACAGCAAGTATGGTTTCGGGGCGTGGTTTCACCCCTGAAGAACTCGCAGTACACGCAGTAAACGAGGTTATTTCTATTGGGAATAGCTCACACCCTGTAATACAGGCGCAAGCAGAGGCATTTAGAGAAGATATTAAAAACGTAATGCTTAACTACCTACGTCAGGCGGTAGCTTCTCACAATACAACATTAACTAACCGTTTTACGGATGCTGGGCATCCTGAACTTGTCAAACTATTAGAGGTCTAACATGGCTATTACAATTACAACGGCAATGCCCACATCGTTCAAAGTNGAGTTGATGAAGGGTAAACACGATTTCACCGCAGGAAGCACNACATTTAAGTTGGCGCTTTTCAAAGCTACAGCGTCAGGCAGTGGCACATTTGGCGCGGCGACTACTAACTATTCTCAAATGGGTAGTGATGAGTTACCCACAGCCACAGGGTACACACAACTTGGTAAGCTTCTTACCTCTGTTACCCCTACAGCGGATGGAACAACAGCCATCACTAACTTTAGTGCTTTAACGTGGACTTCCTCTTCGTTCACAACATGCGGGGGGTTGATCTATGATACAAGCGACTCCAATTCAGCGTGTGCAGTGTTGAGCTTTGGCGGTGANCAAACAGTAAGTTCAGGTGACTTTCAGATACAATTCCCGACTGCCAGTGCTGCTGCGGCTATCATCCGTATTGCATAAGTAGGGTAATGCCATGAGCGCATGGGGTCAACGGGCTTGGGGTTTTAACCGATGGGGCGGTGAGGCTTCTACCACTCTAAGACTTGGAGCCGTCTGGGGCGAACGCGGATGGGGAGAAGGAGCTTGGGGTGCTAATGGCATTTCCGTAGCTGGTACAGGAGCTGTTGGTACTGTTACCGTTAATTACACGGCTAACATTGTAGCTCCAAGTGTTGCAGCTACCGGTGCAGTAGGCACAGTAACACTAGATTATACCGGCTTAGTTAGGCCCACAGGCGTTGAAGGCACAGGCTCTATAGGTAGTGTGTCCATTGTACCAAGTTTTAGTTTAACTGGAGTACAAGGGGTAGGNGCAGTAAACAGTGTTAGTACTAACACTAGCGACAGTATTGTACTCAATGGCATAAGTGCTACTGGTTCCGTAGGCACAGTTACTTTTAGTNTTGGTACTGTAGTTAGCGTTACAGGAGTTGCTGGTACAGGCGCAATAGGTACTGTAACCCCCGCGTATAATACGAATGTAGCAGTTACTGGAGTAGGTGGTACGGGGCAAGTAGGNACAGTAGTACCCAATGTAATTTTTGAAGTAACAGGCGTATCAGGCACAGGAGCAGTAGGTAGTGTAACCATTACGAGCAGTGCGAATGTTTACCCCATAGGGGTAGTAGGTACAGGAGCGATAGGAACAGTAGTAAGAGCAGGTTGGAGTTCGATAGACGTTACACAGACACCAAATTGGATTAATATTAGTTCACCTCAAACTCCCAACTGGGTGGACATAGACACTGACGAAGCGGCATAGGAATTAATCATGGCAACTTATGTAAATAATTTACGATTAAAAGAAATTACTACCGGAGATGAGGATGGTACTTGGGGAACCAGTACCAATACAAACCTTGAGCTAGTTACGGATGGTTTTAGTTACGGTACAAAACAATTCGCATCTGATNCTAATGAAACTTTCACAATGCCCGATGGTACGGCAGATGCTACTCGCGGATTCTATCTGAAGTTTACTTCGGCAGGTTCTTTGACAGCTACCCGGACTGCTACGCTTGGGCCAAATACAGTTAGTAAGGTGTGGGTAATTGAGAACGCCACTACTGGCGCACAGTCTATTTCTATTAAACAAGGCTCTGGTGCTGAAATAACCGTAGCTAATGGCTCTAAAGTTATGGTTGTTACTGACGGTGCGGGGGCAGGGGCAGCGGTATTTAACGCTAATCCTACCGAAGCAGGTGCAGGAACTGTGACCAGCGTAAGTGGCACAGGTACAGTCAACGGGATTAGTCTTTCAGGCACGGTGACTAGTTCAGGCAACCTCACACTTGGTGGTACGTTATCCGGGGTTAACCTTACATCACAAGTTACAGGTACATTACCTGTCGCCAACGGCGGTACGGGTGCAACTTCTATAACTGCTAATAATGTGGTTTTGGGTAATGGCACTTCAGCCGTACAAGTTGTAGCGCCCAGTACATCAGGTAATGTTTTAACATCTACAGGTTCTACATGGCAGTCAACNGCNCCTGCCGCTAGTGGAATATCNGCAGGNACTTCAATNGCNCTTGCNATGGTCATGGGATTCTAACGGAGAAATATAATGGCAAACCCCAATATAGTAGCAGTAACNAGTATTTTAGGTGAGACGACCTACCTAACTCCTTCAGGAACGTCGGAGGTAGTTTTGTTGCCTAACGCAGCAAGCAGTGGCTTGGTCTATAAAATTAATCAGATTGTGGCGGCTAATGTTGATGGCANNAGTGCGGTTAACACAACGATAAGTATCTACACTAACGGCGCGGTAGCTCAAGGCTCTGCTCCTTCTAGTGGGACAGCTTTCCCAATTATTTCTACACTTAGCGTCCCTGCTGATGCGTCAGTGATTGCTGTGGATAAGACTACAGCTATTTACTTAATGGAAGGCACTTCCATCACTGTAACCAGTGGGACAGCAAGCAAGATTACCTACAGCGTAAGCTATGAGAAAATTTCTAGCTCGTAAGGAGTAACGCGATGAGTATGCGCTATATAGGTGGTGTTATCTCTGCAACGCGCCCGACTGTTAGTAGCAGTTCTGCGTCTGGTATTTGGTCTTTAGAGACTCAAGCGCAAGCTGAGACTGTGGGTAAGTGGCCTGAACCACCCGGCCCGACTTTCAAAGTTTACGTTTGGGGTTTTAATTACAATGGGGCTTTAGGAGTAGGAAACACCACTAATTACTCTTCCCCTGTCCAATTAGGCGCACTTACTACTTGGAGTCAGGTTGCTACTGGAGGAAACAGCTACTCTACGCTTGGGGTAATTTCGGGCGCTCTTTACGCTTGGGGATATAATCTCAAAGGTCAATTAGGAGTAGGTAATACCACTAGTTACTCTTCTCCAGTTCAGGTAGGCGCTCTTACTACTTGGAAGCATATTGCGAATAATCAAGGTATGTCAGCAGCGATTAAAAAAGACGGCACTCTCTGGACGTGGGGAGATAATAGCGCGGGTCAATTAGGTGTAGGAGATACTACTAACCGCTCATCTCCGGTACAAGTAGGCGCACTTACTGATTGGGCATCTGTAACTGTAGGTGGGGGTAAGTCTTGTGTAGCGATTAAGTTCGATGGTTCTCTTTACGCTTGGGGACAAAACAGTAGTGGTGAGTTAGGCTTGGGTAACACCACTAATTATTCTTCTCCTATGCAAGTAGGCTCACTTACTACTTGGTTGTCGGTTGTTTGTACATATTATTCAGTGTTAGCCAAAAAAACCGATGGCACTTTATGGGCTTGGGGTGGTAACAGTCTTGGTCAAGTAGGCGATAGCACTAATACCAATCGTAGTTCTCCAGTACAGATTGGGTCAGACACCGATTGGGCGCAAATATCAGGGGGTGATAATTTTCATGCGGCTATAAAAACTAACGGGACTTCGTGGGCGTGGGGGCAGAATACTTATGGGAAGCTTGGCGATGGCTCTACTACCAATCGTAATTCTCCCGTACAGATTGGTGCGCTTACAAACTGGAGTATTTCTGCGGCTGCGGGAGGGGCTACTTACTGGGTAAAAACTGATGGCACTCTCTGGTCGGTCGGACGTGGCGCTTTTGGGGCGTTAGGTGTAGGCAACACTACTGATTATTCTTCCCCAGTTCAGGTAGGTGCGCTTACAACTTGGGCGGATGTAAAGGGTGGAGCGGGTTCAGCACGGGCGTTTACGCCGTAGGTTGGCAGGGAATAAGTATAACTATGAAAAAACAATTACATTTCATGTCAGGCGTACCCCGATCCGGTTCTACGGTACTGGCGGCAATACTCAACCAAAATAAGCAGACCCATGTGTCCACAACATCTGGGCTTGTGTTTGCCATCGACGGAATGGTTAATACGTGGGCTGGAACAGGGCTTCTTAGGGCTGATGAAAAGAACCACAAGATTTTGGTCGATTCTGTTCGTGGAACTATTGATGCGTTTTATAAAGAGTTTGATGCGCCTGTTGTAATAGATAAGGGCCGTGGTTGGCCTATTCCACAGGTTATGCAAGCAATGACTGAGGTGGTGGGAGCTAAACCTAAAATTATNGCTACTGTGCGCTCTATACCNGACTGTATGGCCTCTTTCGTGCGTGTAGCTAAACCCGATGATCTTGATGATTTTATTTATTCNGGCGNGNTNTCAGAGCATTTAAAAGCTGCGTACATTTCNTTGCAAGTTGGTTATGAATATGACCCAGAGTGTTTTTGTATCGTTGAGTACGAAGATTTAATTGCAGACCCTAAATCGCAACTAGAACGTATACACGCCTTCTTGGGCTTAGAAGACTTTGATTACGACTTTGAAGCTATTGACGGTACAAGTGTCCAAGAAGACGATGAAGAGATACACGGTTATGCGGGTATGCACGACATTCAGCCAGTGCTTGCCAAGCAACACAGCGAAGACCCACGGCACGTTTTAAAGCATCACTACAGCACTTTTTGTCAACCGGAGTTTTGGTTAGAAAACCCGCGCACCACCCCTGAGTTACATGATTTAGACCTTCAGCTAACCGCTTCTAAGATGGGCAACTTTGCAGAAGGTTGGCAGTTAGCCCAGAAAATTGAAAAAGATGAACCAAACAACCATCGCGCAGCATTTAATCGCGGGTGGTATGTGTTGCATCAAGGTAAGATTCAGGAAGGCTACCAACTGATGGATCGTGGCCGCATAGTCGGTGTCTTTGGTAATTCACCCCCTAACTCACCCACACCGCCGTGGGATGGGAAGTCTAAAGGCGTTGTTTTGCTTAATTTAGAAGGTGGACTAGGCGATCAGATACACCAAGTACGCTATGCCAAGCACATTGCTGCTAGAGGCTGTAAAGTCATTGTGGCTTGTACGGGCGCTTTGGTGACACTATTTACCGACGTAGAGGGCGTAAGCGCGGTTGTCCAGCACGATTGCTGTCAGGGCGTTTATCATGACTTTTATGTGCAAGGTATGTCAGCCGTTGTGCCACTTGGGTTTGAGTTAGAAGACTTAACAGGCGAACCGTACATTACTAAGCCTAAAACTATTAAAGGGTTTCGTAAGCGCATTGGTCTGCGATGGCAAGGACAGATGGCGTTTGAAGAGGAGCACCAAAAGAAATTCCCTTACCAGTTAATGTTTAATGCCTTAAAAGATATTGATGCGGATTTTATTTCCTTACAACGCGATGAAGGTGCGGAAGCTTGCCCACGTTGGGTTAAACAGGTTCCACTCGATTCTTGGGAAGACACTCGACAGGCTACGGCCTCGTGTGATTTGGTTATATCTTCTTGCACTTCAGTCAGTCATTTATCGGCTGCTATGGGTGTTGAGACTTGGACGGTTATTCCTGTCATGCCTTACTTTCTGTACGCGCAAGAGGGCGATACGTGTCCTTACTACGATACAATGAAGCTACTTAGGCAAGAATCCTTTGGTGATTGGGAAGCCCCCTTCAATAAAATTAAAGAGCGCCTTGGTGAGAAAAAGGCACTGCGGAGAGTCAAATGAGTGGAAAGTGGCCCGGTGGTTTTATCAACAAAACAGCCCCAACTGTTGTTGGCCCTACTGATGGCGAGGGAGGTTCTGCGTCAGGCATATGGACTTTNGATNAAGTAGCNGATTANNANCAGNAGGGGTCTGTGGCCTTTACCTACACTTGATAAAAAGCTTTATATGTGGGGCAATAACGCGCCATATGGCGAGTTAGGCTTGGGTAACACCACTAATTATTCTTCTCCTATGCAAGTAGGCGCTTTAGTTACTTGGAAGGCAATAGCTGCAGGGGCATATACGAGTCTAGCCATTAAAAACGATGGCACGATGTGGACTTGGGGTTATAACAATGCTGGCGCTCTAGGCACAGGAAACACCACTAGCTACTCATCTCCAGTACAAATCGGCGCTCTTACTACTTGGAGCGTTAACCTAGCGTGTGGGCAAGCTTCTGCCTCCGCTATTAAAACTGACGGCACTTTATGGACTTGGGGATATGCCGCCCAAGGTCAATTAGGTCATGGCAACACAACTAATATTAGTTCCCCCGTCCAAGTAGGCGGTCTTACTACGTGGTCGAAGGTTGCTATGGGTAACAGTGCCTACCATACCGTTGCTATTAAAACAGATGGCACTTTGTGGTCGTGGGGTATGAATTATCAAGGCGCTTTGGGGTTAGGAAACACCACCTACTACTCTTCTCCAATGCAGGTAGGCGCACTGACTACTTGGAGTACGATGGCTGCGGGATACAATTGTACTTCCGCGATTAAAACAGACGGTACTTTGTGGGCGTGGGGTCACAACAATAACGGTCAATTAGGAACAGGTAACACAACGGCTTATTCTTCTCCAGTACAGGTAGGTGCGCTTACTACTTGGTTAAGTGTGGTATCTGGAGGGTATCAAATGTTGGCTCTTAAAACAGACGGCACTATCTGGGGATGGGGATACAACGGTGTGGGTCAATTAGGGGATGGCACTACTACCAATCGTAGTTCTCCCGTACAGGTAGGTGCATTGACTACTTGGAGCAAATTAGCCGCAGGATACAACCACTTTGCCGTTATTAAAACCGACGGTACTTATTGGAATTGGGGATATAATGTCAAGGGTCAATTAGGGGATGGCACTACTACCAATCGTAGCTCTCCTATCCAAGTAGGCGGTCTTACTAATTGGTTAAGCGTGGCCTCTGGGGGATATAGGCACAGCGGCGGCATAACCTCGGGTTAATCATAAATTATTAATATAAGGAGACACTCATGTCTTTATTTGTACAAGTAGTAAACGAAGAAGTAAAACAAGTCTGGGACACGCAGCCTCCTGCGGGGGAAGCGGGTTGGAAATCAGCGGTTGAGGTAAAACCAGACTTAACAGCAGATCGTCAAACTTATGACGGGCATACTTTTGATATTTCAGTAGACCCCGTTCAGATTGTCTATGCCGTTAGAGACATCACGGTGGATGAGCGTAAGGGAAGTTTAATAGGACAGGCCCAAGCCACCTATCGAACCGTAGTGCAAACAGAAATGAACAAAGAGATAGACGAATTTCCTAGCACTCAGTACGACGCTGCGGCAGTGGCTGCGGCACAAGACACGTATGAAGCGAGAGTCACGGCTGTTAATGCAGCTACAACTCACGATGAAGTCGATGCGTTATGAAAAAGTGTGTGATCTTACTGACAGGATTGCCCGATAGCGGCAAAACAACTTTNGCTAAGAANTTAGTTAAAAAGTACGGTGGGTCACACATCAACGCTGATGANGTNAGAACGGCANCANANGATTGGGATTTTTCTTNNGANGGACGANTANGGCANTTTCACAGAATGAAANCNGCTGCTGAAGGTAAAGAAGGATTGGTTTTTTTAGACTTTATTTGCCCTATAAACAAGTGGCGAGATAGTCTCAATGCCGATTTTATGGTGTGGATGGACACTATCCAGATTTCTAAATATGGAGATACCAATAAAGTTTTTGAGCGTCCTGTTAATTACGATGTGCGAATAAAAAAGTTTAATGATGAGGATGAAAAAGTAGAGCATTTTTTAGATTTTTTTATTGCAGTCCAGACAGAACTAAATAGAACTAAAGCTCTATAAAGATGAACTATGAATATTTTTCTTTTGGTATTAGTAATAGGAGGAATATCTGCAATCTCGGATTGTAACGATGGCGGCTTGTGTTTCCAAGAAAAGTCTACTTGCGAAAAGTTTGCTCAGAGAATAATTCTTAACTCAGTAAATACGAACATAACCGCTATGTGCAAGAGGATTGAGCAATGATTGGTGAAATTGCTATAGCTTTAAAAGCTCTAGATAGTGCCTATACTATTTGTAGAGATGTTGTTGGAAAAACTAAGGATGTTAATGATTGGGCAGGAGCAGTAAACAAATTCCTTTATGCTAAAGGAGAAGTAGATGAGCATATAGCAAAAGCTAAAGAAGAAGGAAAGGAAGACTTGTTTGAAGGTTCTGCTTTGCAAGAGGCTATGTCAATTAGCCAGCTCGAAGAGAGGCAAACGGCTATGATGGCGAAAATCGGTCAAGCATATTCTGACAACTTTAAAAGCCACATATGGGCAAAAATTAAAAAAGATGCGGTACGAATACAAAAACAAAGAGATGCCAAAACAAAAAGAAATGCACAAAGAGCTGTACAGGAAGCTAACTCAGATGCTTTGTTGCTCAAGCAATTAGGCATGGTTTTTCTTTGTATGTTTGGTGCGGTTGCGGTTATTGCGGGAATTGCTTTTTTTATTTTTGGAGTTGAGCAATGAAACTAGACCCAGTTTTACTGAATATGGCTTGCTCTTGGAGTATGAAGGCATACGATGATGAGAACAAAAAAGCCATCAAAATAGAAAGCCGCTTAACCTCTACTACCGTTTATATAGCCAAGCGTAAGACTATAGATGTAATTGCTTTCAGGGGTACACAACAAGGTCGGGATTGGCTGACGGATGCGTTGGTAATACCCGTGCCTTACGCTAGTAGGTTGTGCCACGGAGGTTTTGTTGCTGCTCATGCGTCAGTATGGCGTGAAGTTAAAAAACATATAGACATGAAGAAACGCACCTTGGTCTGTGGGCATAGCCTTGGTGGTGCGTTAGCAGAGCTAACAGCAGCTAAGTTGTGGAAGAAACACCCTAACCTCAACCTTATTACTTTTGGTAAACCCAACACGTTCTTCAAAGGGTTCAAGCGTCCTATGACGTTAGACAAACAAATATCCTGTGTAGCGGGATCGGACATGGTAGCCCGTATCCCACGTATCTGTTACGGCCCATCTAAGTCACAGACTATGCTGTACTTTGCTAACAACGGGCAAGACTTAATTGACCCTGAGAAACAAGTACGTGACGAAGACAGGGGTGGGCTAAAAGACAGAATAACTGACCACTTTATGGAAGGGTATAAAGAGCGTTTAGAAGGGTTCTTAGATAATCAAGATAAAGAACTTAGTGAAGATGAAGTAAAAGAATTGAAAACACTTATTGAAGAGGCTGAAGATGCTTAGAATCGCTGCGTTGTGTGTACTAATGGCCGGGTGCTCTGTATCCGAAGACATGATAGCCAACAAGGAACTGTACTGCTCTGGTGTGTATAAAGGCATACGGGCTGTAGGCCGCGTAGCTACTGAGGTCACTACAGGAATAAGTGTACCTGACGTATGTGACACGATTGACGAGGTTGTGGAGGAAGACTCCGAGGGAAAGTAATTAACGAACTAGAGGCACTTATAAAAGTGTATTTACTACTACAATGAAACTAGGTGGACTACTTAAATCTCTTGCTCCTACCATAGCTAATGCGGCTGGTGGGCCTCTTTCTGGTATGGCTGTGAAAATGGTAGCTAAGAAATTAGGTTTACCAGATACAGCAACGGCTAATGAAATAGAAGACCTTGTTGAGCGTGAGCCTGATAAAGCAGTAATGATTAAAGAAGCCGATAAAGATTTTAAAAATAAAATTAAAGAAATGGAAATTGATTTAGACAGTTTTAAAGTTGAAGTAGAAGACAGAAAACACGCTAGAGAAACTTTTAAAAATGATTGGACTCCTAAAGTGTTTGGGATACTAGCGTTGTTGTTGTACGGAGCGTATGTATTGACAGTAACAATAATGCCTCATGATCAAAATGATGAGACTATTATCTCGTTGGTGCTGGGCCAACTGAGCGGTATTCTGGGGACTATGGCGGCTTTTTGGTTCTCTGGGTCTAGCACGAAGTGAGCAAAATGGAAAAGTTAATCGCCATGCTAAAGCGCCATGAAGGTGTAGAGACACACGCTTACGAATGCTCTGAAGGCAAAACTACCGTAGGGGTAGGACGAAACATAGATCAGCGAGGCGGCATGGGTTTGTCACCTGATGAAGTTGATTACTTACTAGAGAATGATATTGAGCGTGTAATCAAGGAGTTAGCTGGAGAGTACCCGTGGTTTAGCGATCTTGATGATGTGCGTAAAGATGCTATGATCGATATTAGTTTTAACCTTGGNGCAACTCGTTTACGAGGCTTTAAACGCGCTCTTTCGGCAATGGAAAGCGGTGACTACAAGGTAGCCGCTACAGAATTTTTAGATTCAAAGTGGGCCAAACAAGTTGGTGGCAGAGCGTTAGAACTTAGTGACTTAATTAAAACAGGCGAGTATGTAGAGTAATGCCTTACAAAAAAGTACNGTTTAAAGCAGGAGTGGATCGGGAAAGCACTCGCTACGCAGCAGAAGGCGCTTGGTATGAGACTGAAAAAGTGCGCTTCAGACGTGGTTTACCNCAGAAAATTGGTGGTTGGGAACGACTGTCTGCTAATACTTATCTAGGAGTAGCACGCTCCTTACATAACTGGGCTACTTTAAGCCTTCAAAACCTTGTTTCTGTAGGTACTAACCTCAAGTACTACATAGAGCGTGGTGGGGCGTATAACGATATTACTCCTATTAGGCTAACTACAGCAGCAGGGGATGTTACTTTTGCGGCTGTAAATGGCGATGCAACGCTTACTGTTACGGATGCTGCACATGGGGCAGTTATTAACGATTTTGTTACTTTTAGCGCTGCTGCTTCTCTAGGCGGCAATATTACTGCGGCTGTGCTTAATCAAGAGTATCAGATAGCTACTATAGTCAACGGTAATTCTTACACCATAGAAGCTAAAGATACTTCTGGTAGTACTGTGTTGGCTAATGGATCAGATACAGGTAATGGAGGCTCCAACACTGTAGGTACTTACCAAATTAATACTGGAAACGAAATAGAAGTTCCGTTTACTGGGTGGGGTGCAGGTACGTGGGGACAAAGCACTTGGGGCAATGGCGGTATTACTCTTGCTGGAATGCGTCTTTGGAGCCAAGCCAACTTCGGGGAAGATTTGTTTTTTATCCATAGAAACGGCGCTTTATATTACTGGGATGCAAGTAGTGGTGTTACCACAAGAGGGGTATTAGTAAGTTCTTTAGGCGGTGCAGCACAAGTACCTACTGTAGCTAATATTGCTTTTGTATCGGATATATTTAGGTTTGCTTTTTGTTTCGGTGCAAATGCTATAGGTAGTTCTACTTTAGACCCTATGCTTTTACGGTGGTCTGACCAAGAAGATATTGCCGATTGGAATCCTACTTCTGTTAATCAAGCAGGAAGTCTTAGTCTTTCCGAAGGCACAGAAATAGTTCAAGCTGTACAAGCACGACAAGAAGTACTGGTGTGGACTGATTCAGCTATGTATGGCCTACAGTATTTAGGTGCGCCTTTGGTGTGGGGTGCAACTTTATTGGGGTCTAATATTACTATAGCCAGCCCCAATGCAGCCGTGTACTCCAATAACATTGCCTACTGGATGGGAACAAGTAAGTTCTATTACTACGATGGTACAGTTAAGACACTGCCTTGTTCGGTACGCAGTTATGTATTTGATGATTTTAACAGTCAACAAACGGAACAAATAGTATGTGGGTCTAACGAAGAATTTGATGAAATATGGTGGTTTTATTGTTCCTCTGGGGTAACTCGTAATGACCGGTACGTTGTGTATAACTACGTAGAAAACATTTGGTATTACGGCACGTTGGCACGTTCTGCATGGATAGATTCGGACTTACGAGATTTTCCAATAGCTGCTGGGTTTGACGGTAAACTTATTAACCAAGAAAAAGGCGTGGATGATAATGAAACGGGTACTCCAGCAGCCATAACAGCCAGTATCACCTCTTCTCAATTTGATTTGGATGACGGTGATAAATTTATGTTAATAAACAAGATGTTACCTGATTTAACCTTTGAAGGCTCTACAGCAGGTTCTCCCAGTGCTGTTGTTACTTTGTTGCCGTTAAAAGATTCTGGGTCTGGGTACTATAACCCTGCTTCAGTAGGAGGTAATAATAACGCTGCCGTAACTCGTACCGCTATAGCACCGATTGAAGCTTTTACTGGTATGGTAGATACACGGGTACGAGGTAGGCAAATGTCCTTTAAACTGGAGTCTACGGAGGTTGGAGTTACTTGGAAGTTAGGTGTACCTCGTTTACAGATGCGCCCTGATGGTAGGAGAGGTTAGTGGCTAACGACCTTATAAATCAGGTTACTAACCCAGCTCTTCCTGTTGCTCCAAGAGAAACCTCTCTAAGTACTTACTTAGATGACTTAAATAATATTCTACGTTTATTGTTCACCGGCCTAACAAATACTGTAAACTTGTTATCTGGAGATTACGGGGGGCGTTTTATTAGTACCCCCAATGGTAAGTTCTTCTCCACAGTAGATCAAAATGCAGGGTCTACGGGCACTGCATACGCTATACAGTTTGAAAACACGTATCTTGGCGAAGCCATGAACGTAGCGTCTAACACCCAAATAACTCCAACCTATTCAGGAGTTTACAACTTTGAGGTGTCGGCTCAGTTAACTAGTAGTTCAGCCGCTGCTAAGACAGTTGACGTTTGGATAAAAAGAAGTGGTACAGATATTAGTAATACTGCCAAACAGCATGTGTTGTCTGGGTCAGGCAGTATAGATGCAATTAACTATAACTTTACGATTGATGTGCAAGCAGGGCAATACATAGAAATTATGTGGGCAACTAGTGATACGGACGTAAGCCTTAACCATCAGGCCGCTTCAAGCCCAAGACCTGTAGTACCTTCAGCGATTGTGAGTGCGTTTTTAATTTCAGCACTCCCAGCAACTTTACCGTAGGGATAGGTATGGCTGACGATTTTGACATAGTAGAGCTAATAACTACAGCCCCACGAGGAGGGTATGGTGGTAATTACTCTATCGACACCCCTTCTGTAGCACAAAACGCTGCCCGTGGAGATCAAATAGATTCGGTGCTAAGAGCCATAATGGCTGAAGGTGCAGAAGCAGAACAAATGGAAGAACAGCGGCTTAAATGTGCAGCGGCGGGGGGTGAGTTCGATTCTGCTACCGGAGAGTGTGGTGTTTCTACTCTAGGAGCAAATGTTTCTATTAGCGGTGCTGACGCTATCCAAGATTACCTAACTACACTTGCTAATGATGCAGCGTTTGGGGATTTAGTTCAAAGTGCAGGTATAGCAAGCAGCGTTGCTAGTAAGTTAACAAGTCTTAGTCCTTCTTATAACCAAGGCAAAACTTTTGACCCTACTTATGACGGTGCGGTAAACAGTAGGGGGCTAACATCCCTACAGTACGGGTATGGGCAACCCTCTGCAAACCAATCCGTTATAAATAAAGTAGGGAGTGTAGTTGGAGATGGTATAGATGCTGTATTTGATATTTTAAATATACCTAACCCCACTAAAGTTATTGCAGCGCCGAACCAACAGAGGGGCACAATAGTATGGGGGGACAGTACGGGTAGCCCCGTTATAAACACAGGTACAACTGGAGCAGGTACACAAACAGGAGTTACTACAGGAATTCCTACTTTAGACGCGGTGCTTAATAAAGTTACTCAAGTATTAACAGGCAAGGTAACGGCTGGAGATGTGTTAACCTCAGAGGTGCTTAGAGATATTGTAATAGCTGAAGTGGCAAGAGAAGCAGGTGTAAGCACAGACACAGTAAAAGGGGCAGTTGAAGCTGGTGGACAAATAATAGATGTGTTGACACCCGATACAAAATTTGGTGTTGATCTTACAAAAGAGGAAGTTTTAAACGGGGAAGTTGTAAAAGGTGTTCAACCAAAGGATGGCTCGTTGGACTCCAATAATGATGCTGCATCTAAAGTCGATACGCGGGATATAATAGGTGGAAGTGTAGGTTCTGACGATTACGCAATTGAAACCAAAGCAAGAGATATAATAGGTGGAAGTGTAGGTTCTGACGACTACGCAATTGAGACCGGTGAATTTCGTAACCCCGAAGTTGATTATGGCGAAGTTCGTAACCCCGAAGTTAAGCTTTCTGAAACAGATGAAATTAAAACTGGGCCAGAAATAAAAGACCCTGCTGGTAGTGGTGGTAGTGGCGTTGCGTCTTTACCACAGAGTTACAGGGGAGTTAAAGAGGAACCGGGTGATTTAGTAGATATAGATTATTTGTATGACTTTGCTAAAGGTTTAGATCAACCTTTTATAACCACACAAGAAGATGATGAGATGAAAAATTTACGTATGTTTGCACAGGGTGGCGAAGTGGCTAACGCTGAACAAGATGCAGTAGACATGGTGACTAGAAGACCGGGAGAGTACGGTAGAAATTATTTTACCCAAGGAGCGTTTGCACCCACAGGCACTGCACTTGGTGGCGAATCTTTAGATTCCAGCAAAATACAAATACCAAAGTATACGTACGAAAGAGAGTTATTACCTGAGTTTGGTGGTCCTTCTGAAGCAATAGACTTCAGCGCTGCATTTGAGGCGCTAAGTGGGTTATTTGGGGGAGGAAGTGGAGATACTACAGATATTACAGATGCCACAGGTAGCACTTATGATGTAACTAGTGATGTTATCGCAGGTGTTAATCCAATCTCTAGTATTGGGGATTACGCCCAAGGTGCAGCCGAAGCAGCTAGTGCTGGTATGGGTTCTGTTCAAGATGCCGCCGCTTTTTCTGCCGCTACACCAGCTGCTACACCAGCCGCTACACCAGCCGCTACACC